TTCGGGATGACCATCTTGGACATCCTCAACGATCAGGAGATTACGGTCGGCATCTTCAGCCACACACGACCGATCGCCAAGGGCTTCCTTCGGCAGATCAAGCGTGAGTTCGAGGCTAATGAGAACCTGAAGGCGTGGTTCCCTGACATCTTGTGGGCCAATCCTGCCAAGGAAAGTCCCAAATGGGGGGAGGACGACGGCATCGTCGTCAAGCGCAAGGGCAATCCGAAGGAGTCCACGGTAGAAGCCTGGGGCTTGGTCGACGGCCAACCGACTTCCAGGCACTACAAGGTGCGGATGTACGATGACGTTGTGGTTCCGTCGAGCGTCACGACGCCGGAGATGATCGCCAAGACTACGGAGAGCTGGGAGTTATCAGACAACCTTGGTGCGATCGGTGGCGTCTCCAGATTTGCCGGCACTCGCTACCATTTCAACGACACCTACGGCGAAATGATGAAGCGCAAGGTCGTGAAGCCCCGCGTCTATCCTTGCACGAAGGATGGAACGGAGAACTTCACGCCTGACAATTGCGTGCTCATGAAACCGGAAACACTCGCAGACAAGCGCAGAAACCAAGGCCCCTACACCTTCTCGACACAGATGCTCCTGAACCCCAAAGGCGACAGCACGCAAGGCTTCCAGCGGTCCTGGCTCCGCTACACCAAGGCGGAGCCGCACGGGCGCGGGCTCAACATCTACCTCATCGTCGATCCGGCCAACGCCAAGAAGAAGTCCTCGGATTGGACGACGATTGGCGCGATCGGCCTCGGCGCCGACAGGAACTACACACTGCTCGATGTCGTGCGCGACCGCATGAACCTGACGGAACGCACCAACACCCTGTTCGACCTGCACGAGAAATGGCTGCCCATCGGGGTCGGCTACGAAGAGTACGGCATGCAGGCCGACATCGCCCACATCGAGCACGTCCAGCACGAGCGCAACTACCGCTTCAAGATCACGCCGCTCGGCGGCTCGATGTCCAAGGTCGATCGCATCCGCCGGCTGATGCCGATCTTTGAGGATGGCCGGTTCTTCCTGCCGGCGGCGAAGTACCGGACCATCTACGACAAGACCACGGTGAACCTCATCGATGTGTTTGTCGAGGAGGAGTACGCGGCGTTCCCGGTAGCAACGCATGACGACATGCTCGACATGCTCGCGCGCATTGAGGACGAGGACATGAACGTCAAGTGGCCGCTCTCGGATGCGGCTCGCGCGGCGCGGCATGGTGGAAGACCAACGCAGGCGAACGTCGGTTACAGCTCGATGAAAAAGCGCGGCCGCACGGGTGCTGAGGTGCAGAACAGACGATGAGCAATGCTCAGAAAGACGCGGCTAAAGCTGAGGCCGAGCGCCGCCTCGCGCGCCTGGCGCGGATCGAAGCCGACAACGAGCACGGCCGCCAGCTGATGGATCGCTACGGCCATGAAGGCCCAAGACCGCAGTATGCTCACGTCGCCTACCCGAACAAGAAAAGGCGCAGACGATGAGCAAAGCCCGCGCACAAGAGCTGATCGACTTCGGCGACCGCATGTTCTCCGACAAGGCAAACCTGGACAGTCTGAACCAGGAGATCGCCGAGAACGTCTACCCCACACGCGCATGCTTCACGCGCGAGATGAACATCGGCGACAACTACGCCGACGACCTCAAGGACTCCTTCCCAGTCATAGCTCGCGAAGAATTGGGCAACGCCATGTCGGCGGTCCAGCGCCCGAAGGGCAAGCCGTGGTTCGGTGCCACGACGCAGGACGAGATCCTCGACAACGATCCGGGCGTCGCCCGCTTCCTTGAGTACATCTCCGACACGGTGCGCAACGCCCTCTACGACCCGCGCGCAAAGATGGTCAGCGTGACCAAGGATGCCGACCACGACTACGTCACCTTCGGCCAGGCGTGCATGACGCTTGAGGAGTCTCCATCACGGGAGAGCCCTCGCGAGCACCTGTACATGGACATCTGGCACCTTGCCAATGTGGCGTGGAAGGAAAACCGCATACGGGACATTGACCATGTCCACGCCAAGGATACAATGACCCCTTGGCAGATGTGCCAGGATTTCGGCGAGAAGAACCTGGCCGAGCAGGTCAAGCGGGCCATCGACAAGGAGGCCAACAAGCAGTTCAACCTGCGCCGTATCGTCATGTCGGCCTACGAGTACGACTACATCACGCCGCGGGCGTCGAAGGAGGCAAAGTCCAGGAAGGAGCGCAAGCTTCCCTTCGTCGTGGTCTACGTGGACGCGGACAACTGCAAGGTGCTCCGTGAGGGTACGCTCAAGAACCTGCCCTATGTGATCCCGAGGTGGCGCCGGCTGAACCGCACGCCCTATGCGTTCTCGCCAGCCGCTCTGACATCTCTGCCGGACGCGCGCATGATGCAGCAGATGGCGTGCATCCTTCTTGAGGCGGGTGAGAAGATGGTTGACCCTCCCGTGATCGCTAACGGCGAAGCTGTGCGTGACGCCAACATCCAGGCCGGCTCGATCACCTGGGTTGATATCGAAGGTGACGGAAAGGTTCAGGACTATTTTGCCCAGATGGAAATCAAGGGCAACATGACAGTCGGATTTGAGATGCGCAAGGACCTGCGCGAGATAATGGCCAGAGCCTGGTTTCTGAACAAGCTGCAACTGCCCGAGGCCGGCAAGCAGATGACGGCCTATGAGACCGCCCAGCGCGTCGAGGAGCACGTCAGGAACCTGCTGCCGCTGTTCGAGCCGATGGAGGTTGAGTACGGCAACCAGCTGCTCGATCGCGCCTTCTACACGCTGGACAACATGCGGGCGTTCGACTGGGGCCTGATGCCGGATCTGCTCAAGGGGCGCGACATCTTCTGGACGTTCAAGAACCCGATGCAGGAGGCTTCCGAGCGGATACTGGTGAGCCAGTTCGGCGAGGTGCTCCAGCTTGTCAAGGCAGCTCAGGAGTTCGGCTTGCAGTCATCCCCGGTAAGGCTCGACATCGCCCTCAAGGATGCGGTGCGCGGCACGTCGGCTCCGGCCACGTGGCGCAAGACTGAGGAGGAGGAGCAGGCCGAGGCTCAGGAGAAGGCGGTACGCGCCAAGATCGCTGGCGCTGCGCAGGAGATCGGCATGGCCGGTCAGATCGCGGAGCAGGTCGGCAAGGGCGCCCAGCAGATGCAGGAGGCCGGCATGGTGCCGCTTCCGCCGCATCGGCAGGCTGAGGCAGCCGGCGTGCCGCTCCCGGCTCCGCAGCTTGGACCACGCCAGCAGGCATCATCCCTGCCCACCCTGCAGCCTGCGCCACTCGATCCATACCGGACGGCAGCCTGATGAACGACATGACGCCCATCACGGTTCGGCTCACGGCCGATCACGCCCGATCCATGCTTGAGGCAGCAGGTGCCAGCAACGTTGTCGTGGTCGGCAAGGGCATCCGGTTCCTTGCGTTCTTCGAGACCGGGCGGAAGCGCCAAGCCTGGATCATCCGGCGGGATGCCAAGGTGCACAACTTTGCGCAGGACGTGGCGCGTGAATTCAACTCCAACTGAACGGTTCAGACATGCAAAGCTTCGACTCCTACCACGGCTATCTCGCTGACCGCCTGACGATGCTCAGGGCGGCATGCGTTACCGAGGCGACCATCGGCGCTCCGGAAGGTGTGCCTTCCTGCTTCTTCATGGTGAACAGTGGCTCCACAACGAGCGGGATCATCCCGTCATCTTCATTCGGTGTCGCGGCGCCGCTGCGGATGGTCGATCTTGAGGCCAGTGTAGAATGCACGAACGCCGAACTCATCATCATGGGCCATCTGCCTAGCGCGTTGGTGCACCCAATCAACAGGCAGATCGATCAGGCAATCGTCTCCGCACTTGACGATTGTCGTGATGTCCTGACGGTGGACATTGCCGGTGCGGCGCTCGATGCGGTGATGAAGAGCGATGTGAAGTTGGGTGACAAGGAAGTTCCTATCGAGGACGAAGACAGCATGTTCGCGCTGATCACTCCGGCCATGCGCGCCATGCTCGTAACGCAGACCGAGTTCGGCTCTGGTGACTATGTCCACGTCAAGCACGGGAACAGGCAGCACAAGGCGTGGCGCTGGGCGGGCAAGAACTGGCTGGTGCTGCCGCATCTCAAGCACTCTTACGTCTTCCACCGTCATGCGCTTGGCCATGCACTCGATCTTGCGGCTCTGGCTGTGCCTGGCGCCGTCACGGGCGGCATCGATCCCAAGACCGGCACTGGCTGGATGAAGGCGAAGACCAAGCATCTGGCAGCGGTTCTCCAGCCTCAAGGCATCGTGCGCTTGGTTGAAGGTGGCGCGACGCAATGAGCGCGATGGTATCGTCCCGCAACTGGCTGCCGAAGAAAGACCCGTGGATGCCGCCGGACTACGATCCGGCTGTGATCTGGGCGTGGCGTGCGTTCTGCCAGGGCAAGGCGACGGAGTCTCAGCAGCAGACGCTGTTCTCCTACCTGATGTACGTGACGGCAGCATCCGAGGAGTACGCCGACCTGTCGTTCCGTCCTGGGGACCAGTGGGCGACGGCGTTTGCTGAGGGCAAGCGGTCGGTGGGACTGGCGCTTCGGAAGCTGAGCCGTCCAGAACTGACGCCACGGGGCGAGCATGAGGTGGACGTGCCGGCGATAGTGGCGAAGAGGGCTAGGCGGAAGAGGAAGAGCTAAGGCCAGGCTCTCTCGCCCCACGCTTTCGCGCTGCCTTCGTCACACCACTTCACGTTGCCTAGGACGTTTGGCAGGTGTCGCCAATTCTTGGTCAGCGGGCCGGACTCGACACCGGCTATAAGGGTTGGCCACAGCGACCACTTCCTCAGCGTCCGTTATCCGCCTGCGTGTCCTTCCACGCCGCCGCTGCGATTGCAGCGGTACTCCAATTCCGTATCAGTTTCAACCCCAACACAGAGGACTTCTGTGCATGACGACTACTGCCACCCCGGCGCCGAATGAGACGAAGCCGGATGCCACTGCTACGCCTGCGCCGGCCGCGAACGCGACCGATCCTGCCGTCACCGACAAGGGCACGACCGCTCCGGTTGCCGCCGATCCCAAGGCCACGGGAACCGCTCCCGCTGCCGATCCTGCTCCTGCTCCTGATGCAGGGGAGGCTGTAGACGACGGCGACGATTCCATTCTCGACTTCGAGGATGACGACGTCGAGCCCGCCAAGGAAGGCGACAAGCCTGCCGAAGGCGAGGGCGACAAAGCCACCGAGCCAGACAAGGACGCCAAGCCCGCCACCGGCTGGGCTCAGGAGCGCGCGACCGCCGCCGACGCCTACATCGCCAAGATCGAGAAGAAGCTCGCCACCGGCAAGGACGGCAAGCCGCTCTCCGCCCGGCAGAAGCAGGCCGCCGTCGACGACGCCCGCGAGAAGTTCCTCGCCAAGCTCGCCCGCTACCCTTCCATGACGGCCGCCCTTATCGCCGGCATCAACGCTCAGGACAAGATCAGCTCCGGCAAGTACAAGGCTCCGCTCGCCGACGACGCCACCGACGATGAGCTCGCCGCCTGGCGCAAGGACAACGGCATCCCCGACGACGCCAAGGGCTACAAGCTGCCGAAGGTCCAGGGCGATGAGTGGACGGACGCCGACAAGCCAGGCATCGACAAGCTTCTCGGCCGCATGCACGAGAAGAACGCCTCGCAGGCTCAGGTCGACGCGGCGCTCACCACCTACAAGGAGATCGTGGCGGAAGCCAAGGCGGCCCATGCGGAGCACATCAAGGGGCTCG